ACAGGTCTTGAACAATGCACCCGATATCGTAGTATAACCGGACATTCGTATTGTTCATGTTATTCGAAATCAAGATAAAACGACCTGTGACCTGTTGAACCAGTGTATCAATAGCAACGCCTGACACAACACCCGGGGGTGCTCCGCCACCAATAACCTCTTCATTGCCACCTACACTATCACTGATTGACCTGTACAGATTAATGAAAGGGATCATCGTGTTTGCAATCGAAGGCGGATATACCCTGTCATAAGCAGCACGGAGACTCTTCATCGATGGATCATTGAATTCGTATATCGCACCAGAGGCGTTTGTGACCTTCTCTTTCGTCATTCCAAAGGCTTTATTAATCAGCGTCACCGGATTGTTTGAGGCATTCCAGTTGTCGTGAGCAGCATTAACCGAGTGATTGATCAACCTGCTCGGGTCTATTCGGTGAGCGACTTCAGATATACCCCATTCCTTACCTGTGTAATGACAAACGGTAGCCTCAAACGGGAAACGTTTTTTCGTCTCATACAATTTCTTTGCATAGTTGTGATTGTCCGAAAGCGTCTGAACTTCTTTCGCCCTGCCACCATCTGAGACAGTTTTAATGCCACCATTCTCTTTCGCACCCATCAGGACAGTTACAACCCTGCCATGAGGATACGCAAGTTCACCATCTTCACCTACACCTAAATCCTTGATCCAACACTCTGCTCGTAATACCTTCTCTGCACCGTCAAACCGTGATACCTGTGTGGATTGACCATTAAGAACCCCATCATATGCACCTGATTCACCAATTGCATAAGAAGGGGACCGCATAGGTTGTGTTGATGTGAGATAATCATCGTCCGAACTTGGTCCGTGATGTTTGTGTTCTTCTGAGTCAAGTTCTGACTGTGAAGGTTTAACCTTTAATTTCTGTTTACCCAGAAGGATATTAGCCTCACCAACTGATATAAGATCAAAGTGAATGATATACGGTGAATCCTCTAACGGGACACCCGGCAACCATACAACAGAACGATTGTTACATTTGATTACCTTCGGAGCACCAAATCCGAAATCAGCCTGTTTATCATAAATAACTTTGTATATCTTGATCCCATCAACCAGTATGTCGTGAACATTCTTTTCATTGTGCTCCCCGGACATTCCCTGCTCATCCCAAATGTTCGAAACACGTTTATTCAGTATCTTGCCACTCTCATAATCTTGGCTGTAAGCTCCGTACATAATCGGATTAATGACTGAATCAGCTACAACAGGCTTAATCTCAAGAATATCGCTAAATATCTGAGCTATGACATAATTGCTCTTATGCTTCGGCTTCGCTGGTTTTACGCGGAATTCGTAATAAGCCCTGTTACGATCTGATTCCTTGAACCAGGGCTTGAAAGCATCGAGTGAATATTCGTAGAGAGCATGAATTGCCTGACCAAGCTCCGCATCCATCCCCTCTTCAGGGAGAGCACCGAGTGAAATGAGTCCTTTGGCAATGTCTTTGTAACTGACATTATCAGAGTTCTCAGAGTCAGTCGCCTTCAAGAGCTTCTTTTTAATCCATGCTGATAGTTTGCTGATTGCTTCCATGCTCTACCTTTAATATTCGTCGTAGTTAAGTTCCACACCCTGTGTCACCTGAACACCACGAGCTTTCAATAAGTGCTGATCTGTTATCTCCGTCACTGTCTGCGGTCGTTCTGGGGTCGCCTCGTGCATCTCTGCAAGGTGTGACGTTACAATGTACCTCAGTGCATCCGGAGCATGATCATCCACTTTCAATTGTTCTTCCTCTGCGCTTCGTTTACCTTCATCTTGGGGTTTCAACGGCTTCCACTGCATATTCGGCATCTGTTCCCGTAACATTTCACAATGCTGCATCACGTACAATTTAGCAGCACCCATAACACCGGGCTTGAACGGGTGAGGCTTAGTCCAATCAATCTTGAGAAGTTCCTGTATCTTCTGGACACCGTAGTTTCGTCTCTGTCGTTTAGCAGCCCTGATATTAATCCCTAACCTGCGATAATCATCCAGAACTGACTCATCATCAGCGTTTCCGCTTCCAACGTTACCAGCCGACGGATCACCATAGATAGGAATCTGCTCACCGTCTATAAATGCCCTGTTGTCCTGTTTCAATGCCCGTGCAAAGTCTGATTTGTATGTCTCTGAACCTGCAAGCTCGTCATAAACGATTAGATGATCATCATAGTCCTTTGCCAGTCCCTCAAAGCAAGCAGCATTTACCCAGCCATGATCAAAGCCATATCCAACTATCCAGTCTTCAGGAATATCAAATGATTGTATAACGTGGATCTGCTCATTCCATTCTTCGTACATCTGACCCTTGAACACATCAAACGACCCGTGAACAAATCGATCTACCCAGTCCTGACTATGATTCTTTAATAAGTTCGGAACAAAGTCATCAGGTAGATAGGGATTCTCCATTGTTGAAGCAATCCACATGATCCAATCAGGATCTCCACGGAAGCCGGTCTTTCCAACCGGGTCCCACTTGAAATATCGCTTCCATATCCAATTGTGTCCTGCCGGGTTACCAACTGTTGCTATCCAGTGAGGACAATTCCCGTGTCTTACTCTACCATCGAACTCCTCAAATGCTGCGGGTGATACCTGTTCAGCCTGATCAATACCAGCAAATGAAAGGTTCATCGATTGTATGTTCTGGACAGCCTTTTCACCATCCAAATATAAAAAGAACAGTGTCGAATAGTTGCCACCAGGTTGATCACACCATATTTCAAGAACCTTCTTCTGTTGTGACCAATACTTAACCGATGGATGAGCCGTTGCTGTTTCTGCCGTACATCCCAAGATTTCAAAGAACGTGCGCATCGTTGTTGCAAGTAACTGTACATTTGTATTCCGGCACAATGCGCCAAACGAACCGGGATATTTCATCAAATGGATTAACGCCTTAACACATAACGATGTTGTTTTAGCGTTACCGTAGCCACCAAAATAGGACGGGTATCTGACTGTTGACTGAATGAAAGCATTCGCCTTCGGTAGCAGAGTAAAGTCAAACTTCGTCCTGATCTGCGATTGTACGGTTGCATTCAGTTATTTAATCCTCGCTAACAGATCCAAATACTCAAAGATCATGAAGTCCTTACCGTCCACACTGAATTCAACACCACCGTAAACAGAGAACAATACATCATCACCAACTGACAGGTCTTTCATATTAAACTCTTCGTTACCGTCACCTATTGCGATGATTCTGCCCTTGCCTGACTGCTCTTTCGATTCAATAGTTGTTGCAAGGAATATTGACCCAACTTTCTTATCTGCATTGAACTCTGTATCAACCTCAATCAATACCCTGTCACCCAGGGGAACATATACATTATCACCATCAGCCCTCTCAATCGTCAATATGTCCGGATAGTTGATAATCCAGTAATTCTCACCCTCATGTTCAAAGTCTGTGCCTGTTTCCATTCGATGGATTACCTTGTCCCCTGCTTTCAAACTTTCAACCTTGTCGCCATATGAAACAACCTCACCAACCCTCGGACGCTGCTTCTCTGACTTCAATGTATCGGGTAGTATAATCATCCCGATCTTACGTTCTTCGTTCGGGATAGACGTTAGAATCACCCCGTCATTTAATGGCGTTAACATTTTGAGCCTCTTGCATTAGTTAAATTTCTTGAACCAATAACCAAACATCAACTTCCTCTCCGCCTGATTCGCATCTTGCTATTGCACCTATTGCAGTACCTTTATTGAATATAAACCCTGTCCCTGAAGGAGCACCACCGCTTTTAGTGTTTACTCCAGTGGCAACACCCTCAAATGGGGCAATACTGAAATAAGTTGTACCTCCATCAGCAGTGAATTTAACATCGAACTTTTCACTCGCACTTGCTTCAAGAACGTACCCGATAACCCGAAACGGAACCGTTGCAGTAGCAGCAGATCTAATCTCCACGGGAGCACCAGTCCATGCCGTACCTGCACCAGTAGCAACCTCAATCCCAGTAAAATTGTCCGGGTATTTGGTTATATCAAATTCACCAATAATCTCCTTCCACGATGCATCCCCGACTTCATCATCAATGCGTTCTGTACATTTGAAGAAGTGGATGTTGTCGAAGATTTGACCGTTACCCGCGTCCAGATCTAATCCCAATGTGTTTTCGTGAAATAAGAGATCGTTAAAGGTGTTCTCGTCACTATCCGCATTGGTAATCTGAAGACCTGTAAGGCAATCATGGAACTGAACACCGTTAAGGTGACTGAACTTCACGTCGTCCATGATCAGCCCCGTTGTATTTGCCTGAACACCGTGAAACATAACATCATCAAGCCTGATGTACTCAGTCCCACCTTCAATCAGTAATCCGGTATGCGCACCATCTACATGTTCAGCCTCAAAGTACGTGTGTCTAATTCGTGACCCCTTCGTACCTGATCCTGAGATAATCACACCATTAATCGTCGTCCCTGCTCCACCGCAATCAAATGTGATATCTTCCAGACACACACGACCAGTGAATTTCATTATAGACGTAGCAGAAGCATGTTCGTTCTTGATCTTAGCCCAATTGCGATGAGATCCCTTGAGACAGTAATTCCCAGTATAGGTCGGATCCCCTGTTGTGTTGATGTCGTAGTTCGTTGCATGTGGTCCAATCATAATCAACGTCAGGTCGTCAGCGTCAGCACTTGCAACAGCCAAAGCACCCTGAATTGTGGTGTATGCCTTAGTCCATGATGACCCATCAGTATCATCACCGTTAGGAGACACGTATAGAACCGCTGTAACGGCTCTTCCGGTTATAAACGCACCAGCAGACTCAGAAGTGACAATAGACTTTGTAACCAACTGTTTTAGATACGCGAATATTGATTTAGTTGCTGCAACAATACCAGTAGCAGGAGTATCAGACTTCGAACCAATACGATCAATAAAGTTTGTATCGGTGGTTTGGTCTGCTGCAATCCCATCATCAACAGGAGACATTAAAACGTTCTGCCCTGTTGGATTAGTCCCTACTTTTGGTAAAGGCACTTGACTCTCACTTATTATTAGTTAAGAGGGGAGTTGTGATTGACTCCCCTCTACAAGGCAATCTATGCCGATTGCGTCGTCAATCCTTCAACAACACCACCTAAACTCTCATACAACATATACCAGGTGATTGCCCCCGTTGAAGCAGCCCCGAAAGTAACGATAACATCACCGGGACCTAAAATAGTGCCAGTGGGCTGAATGTCAGTTCCTTCGATAGCGTCATCTTCATCTCCGCTTATGATCATATCCTCACTGAAGTCATGAGTCATACGAATAAGGGTCCCGGGTTCAAGGTTGTCGATGTCGCCAGTATTGCTTGTGAGATCAACATTCGCTCCGCCGTTGTCAGGATCAAAATCCAATGAAACAACTGTGGCTTGATTTTCAATCGCGGTAGTTACTCGACCAATAATTTCCTTCACCTTGACCAACCCACCAGTAATAGAGAAAACGTCTCCGGTGGTTAAATCAGTCAGAGTGTACCCTATTGCAAGTATCCCGCCCTGAGCACCCTCAGTGACGAGTTGCTTCAGGTACGCCATAATCGAATCTGTTGATGTCACTGGACCTACCGCAGCAGCATCCGACTTTTTACCAATCCTTGTAACGAAGTCCGTATCAGTGGTTTGATCCGCTGACAAGTTATCATCATTGGGGACTTGTAGATTGTAGATTGACGATCTACTCGTTCCGACTTTTACTTCACTCATTAGTCTACCCCTTCCACCGCAGTGGAATTGTTTTTATGTTTATCCTGCGAATTATTATCGGTTTCAATCGATCCTTTCTCAAGTTCCTTCGGTACTACACCCAGGACGAAAGTAATCGGAGGGAATTTAATTGCGTCCCCGTGTTCGTCTGCGAGTTGATGTCTGGTAATGTAATCACCGGAAGCGCGTAACAGTTTATCAATGGCTGATAATCGGTCAGACAATTCAGAATCAATTTCTATTCGTCCTTCTATCAGGTCTACCAACCATTTACGCCTCGCGGTTCGGGACTTCAGCATATCAGAATGTTCACTTTTCGCGTCTCGTTTCGCTAATGCTTCAATGATAGCATGTTTTCGCATGTTCTCATCACCAATGGTTGCAAGTGTATTATCATTCCCTGAGTACCCTGCTAAACGTGCTGCCTCTGTAGCATTTCCCTCGTACAAGTCAACAAATTTCTGTTGTTTGTAAGTGAGTTTAGCTTTGGGCATTTTTCATTGCCTCATCATATTGTTCTTGCAGGAATAGATCTTCATCGGTTGGTGCTGAAACGTCGACACTTGAGTTGTATTGTGTAGGTTTTTCGGGGGATTTTACTTCAGTTGTATTGATTGTAT